TCCTATTGTAAAATCTTCGTTAAATGTCAAACCCATAACTCTAAATGCTTTTGCAGAAAAACCTAATGAACTATGTGTAATATTTACTATATCTCCTATGGCTAAATCATAAGCATCAAAGCTTACATTTAATCCTAGTGTAATTGCTTCTCTTGATCTTCTTAAAATAACTTCAGCCATTTCTTCAGCTTGGTATGGCGAAGTCAATGTCTTGAATGAAAATCTGCCCTCTAATAAAAATCCACCATCAGCAGTTTTCATAGTTGCGTGTTGATCTGCACTTGTTAATCCACTATCATCTATTGGTGGAAACTGAACTTCATCTACTTGGAAATTCCTTGCTGGGTTAACAAAACCAACTATAACTCTATTGTATCTTTCGTTTTTTGTTGGAATAGATAAATTATATCCACCAATAATATCATCTTCTGTAAGTGTAATTGATGCACTTCCTGTTGTTTCTATAATTAATCTATATTTACCGCCAGTATAAGGAAGATAACCTCTGCACCCTTTTAATAATTCTCTTACATTATCTATAATTTTTTGTGATGTATCTAAAACTGTGTTTGTATCAAATATGTTAATATCACTTGCACCTGAATATGGTGTGACTTGTGTAACACAAACTTGTGAAGCATCATAAAAACTTTGTAAATCTATTTCAGATGTTGCGATTCCTTTGCCATATCTTTCGTTTCTTAAATAATCTAATAAACAAAAAGCTGGGTTGGTAGAAAATGATGCAGTTTGTTCTGATAAGTTTGATGCCAATGTGACAACTTTTTTACCTTTTATTTTTGCTTGAACTTTTGGTATTCCTGTAAATGCGTCTTGATTCCATTTAAATCTTAAAGCTAAATAACATAAACCTCTTAATCTGTGATTGCTTCCCCAAGATGATAATGTAGATAATAAGTCAGATGCGGCTTGACTATCTGTGCCAAAAAAAGGCTCAACTCTTATTAAGCTTTCACTATCTTTATAAAAGTTACTATCTCCACTTCCTACTTCTACTTCTGTTCCATCAGATAATGAACTTGCCCATGTAACAGCTTTATCATCTACTCTAATTTCTTCAATTGAATTAATCTCTCCCTCTGCCATAACGATTGCCATATATAAATAAGTATTATCTGTGCCTGAAGTTTCCATAAAAACTCTAGTACCACCAACAAGTCTTTCTCCATAAATTACAGGAATATTTGCGTCATTAGATTGTTTGTTAAGTAATATACCTCGTTCAAAATCATCAAACTCATTTGTACCAAAATCTTCTATTTCAGGAACTTTCGGTCTTAATATCCAAGCAAGAAATAAAGTTACACCAAGCTGTACTAATGGATTTGCAAAAAAATTAACTATAGGTGCTGGAATAAACTTAGAAATAAATTTTTTAAGACCCATTATGCTCTACCCCATTTTATATCTTGTACTGTTTGTGAAGAAAAATCCATACCAACATCAGAACTAAAAAATCTTTGTTGCGATGTATTATTTGTTTTACGACCATTTTTCTTTTCAAAGTCTGCCCAATTAGAAACTATTTGAAGTCCAACTACACTTTCTTTATCTGTTTCTGAAATGTCAAAGCTATCTATCTTTCCACGATATAATAAAAATGGGTCTGCAATTAAAGCATTAGAGTCATCTAAAAATCCTCTAAAAATATCTACACTATCATTAACAACATTTTCATTTAAAACTACTGATATAAATGTTTGGTCTGCACCTGATAAACTAATACTTACACTTGATTTAGTTATATCTGTTTCTTCTGTGTGATTTGATATACCTAAGACAAAATCACTCGCACTATATGTAACAGATGACCCTGATACTGATGATGTTAAAGAAAATGAACAATCTGTGAGATTAACAGGAGTACCAAAACCAATAGTGATAAGGTGTACTGGTCTAATATCATTTGTCGCTAGTTCGTTCTTTACTGCTGTCGTTAGTGATCTCGTCATAATCCTCTATAATTTTTCTTGTTACTTTCATTGTATCATAAATAATCCATTTTGCATTTTTACTAGGAAACTCTTTATTATTCAATTTTAAATTTTTAACATCTATATCTTCAGCATTAACTATTTCTTCTGCTAATACATCAACATTTATGTAATACTTAATTTTATAGAGTTTCTTCGACATCAAATTCAAATTGATACAACAAATTTCCATCTTTATCAGCACCAGCAACACCAAATTCTTGAATATCACTTGTTAGATGAACTGTAAAAGGAACATTATCATAAGTCACTGCTGAATCATCTGCTAAAGCAGTAATCAATGGTGGCTCTATTGTAACAGTAGCCGCATTTGAAGAACTTGTAACATCTGAAACAACCATATAAACTTTATTATGTGATGCAAACTTTAAAAAATCTCCAGCTTTGAATCTACCAGCACTATCTCCAGCAAAAGCATCCATAGCAATAGTTGTATCTCCTATTGCATGAACTCCATTAACTAATACTGTTCCTGTTTCACTACCTCTAGCATCTTCTATTTCAGGTGGGATTATTGTAAAGTTTTCTTTACCTGATCTTTGTTTAACAATAAATGCCATTAAGTCTCCATAAACATCTGATCTTTTTGCAGTTATTATTCTTGCAGTAAAACCAAATCTTTGATTATCAATTTGTCTTGCAAGTTTTTTACCTGATTGTGATTTAGATATAATTGTATTTTGAATTGACTTTATTCCTAAAGATTCAAAGTTTGCAGTTGATATTGGAAAAGCACCTGACATTAGATTAGATTTTTACTCCCTCTTTCATTAACTGCATTATTAATTATTTGTGTAATAGTTCCTCTGTTTCTTACTAACAGATCATCAAAACCACTTGCGTCTAAAGTATTAATATTAAAATTAACTGTTGTCTGTCCACCACCTGTACCTCTAGCGGCTTGTGTAATTTGTCCTGTTTGATTTGGTATAAACATTTCAGCACCTCTTTCTCCAACTACAACAGGCTGACCTTTTGATACTGCTCCACCTTTAGCAAAACCAAAAAAAGAACTAGCCATATTAATTAAAGAACTTCCAAGATCGCTGTTAATTTGTTGATTTTGTTTTCTTTTTTCATCTGTGATTTTTTTTTCAATACTTAATTTAGTTATTAACTGTCCTATTTGTGTATTTTCCATAGCAATTTGTATTGATTGTCTTGCTATTTGTTCTATTAGAATTGCAAGTATTCTTGCTAAAACATTTAATGCCATATTTCTTAATGTATCTGATAATTTTTCTCCAAATACTAATGATCTTGATAATGCTTGTGACATATTTGTAATACCATTGTTAATACCCTCAGCAATAATATTTTTTATATTTGCTTTTTTTTGTTTTATTTGTTCCAAAACACCATCATTAAGTTCTTTAAATTTTGCTATTGTTTTTTGTGTTGCGGTTGGAATTGCAACTGATAATTCATTCTCAATAGTATTTACAGCAATAGAAGCATTATCAAATACTTCTTTTACAGGAATTAAAGTTTTTTGTAGGTCTCTTGCATCAGGTAAAACATTTTTTACACTATGTGAAAAATCTTCAAAACTATCTTTCATATCTTCGAATAGTTTTTCCATACCTTTAAATGCTACAAATATTGCTCCACCTTTTGCTATTGCTTTTGCAATACCTAATAAACCACCTTTGGTAAATAAAGTTGCAAATCCAAAAGTCATCATAGCTTTTGATACATTTGTTAATGCTATTGCTAAGTTAGTAAATAATGTAACTACTTTAACTGATATTAAAATCATTATTACATTTTTAAAAATATTCATATTATCTTTTAAAACAACAACTGCATCTGCAACTTTTTTTACTGCAAAACCTAAAGCGATTCCAATGTCTTGTGCTACCTGATCTATTTGTTTTGAGTTTTGTTCTAGGAATTTATCTAAAGCACCAAATTCTTTTTTAAGACTTTCAAATAAACCAGCTTCTAATATTACTTTTTTAAAGTTAAATATTTTATCTCCAATCATAGATAAAGTTCCTGTAAAGGTTTCTGCTAATTCATCAGTAGCTTTTCCAAATCTTCCACCTTTACCAAAAACTTCTTCAAACTTTTGTACTGTATCTTCTATTGATACTGCCGCACCAGCTTGAAAACCAAGCATATTTCTTACACCTTTTTCTCTAAATAAATCTGCCGCACCAATACCAGCACTAAATGATCTTTGTATTTGTTCAGCAGTTGTCCTAAAATCTAATCCTGTTACTGCCGCTACATTACCTGTTATCTCTAACATTTTTTGTAGATCATTAGCATTGTCTGTTACAGTTGCTAGAATACCTGAGCCTGATTGTATTTCTTCTAATGAAAAAGGAACTTTAGATGCAAACTTAACCATATTGTCAAAGGCTTTTGCACCCTCATTTGTATCTTTAAGTAAAAATTTTAATCTAACTTGTAAATTCTCTAATTCTTTTCCTGTATTAACTAAATTCCTGATAACTAATCCAGCACCTAAACCAATAAAAGCATTTTGCAAATTAAATACTGCACCTTTAACTTTTGATAAAGCACCTTGAACATTACCCAATGCTTGTTTAGTTTTATCTCGTGCTACTATGTCTATATTTAATTTTTGTGCCATTATTTATATTTTCTTGCTTCTGCTAAATCCTTTTGTTTTTTATACTCATCTTGCTCTTTTTTCAAGTAAGCTATCCAAAGATTATAATGGCTTAAAGGCATATCTAATACCTTTTGAATAGGTATTTTAAGTCTATCAGCAACCACCAACAAAGATTGTATGTCAGGGTCGCTATTTACTTTTTTACAGATTCTTCTAGTGATGTATCTACAAGTATTTTATTTGCTATTGATGCAATAATATTTGAGTCTGCTTTTTTTTGTAAAGCAAGTTTATCAAATGGGTCAAAAGCTTTTACTAAATCGCCTTTGTCATTTTTAACCATAAGCTTCATCATTAATAAATCAACAAGAACTGTCAAATCTTGAAAGTTACTTGATTTTTTGAAAATAATATTTTTTTGCTCTAGTGTTAATGGCTCTGAATAAAAAACAGATGGATTACCATGCTCGTCTTTCCATTCAGGAACTTCAATAGTAATAGTTTGCAGAGTCTCAAAATGAGTTTTTACTCTATCAATAACTGACATAAATTAATATTAAGCAGTTCCTCTTGTTAATGTTCCTGTGCCTTGAAAAGTAACTGATCTAGTAGTTATTCCATCTAATGTAACATTGACACTCATTCCTGTAACAATTCCTGAGCCTGTAAAAGTCTCATCGCCTGAAGAATTACCTTCAGGTGCTAATATAAAAGCTATTGTTGTTCCAGCAGTTAATGTCTGTTGCGGAGAATCAGTTTCATCATAACTCATTTCTAAAGTTCCTGAGAATGATGTTCTTCCAGCTACAAATGATTTAGTTGCATCTGATAATTGAGTATCTTCTACAACATCAGCAGTAGTTTCTAGTGTGTAACC